TAGTTGGAAACGTAACAGTGACTTCTCTAGTGCTTACCACTCAGGATGCTACGACAGCTCCTGTTTCTGCTCAATACACTTCAGCAGAACGGACAATTTATTGTAACATCACGAATACAGTCGATGCCACAACCGCTGGATCTTTCACATTCATTATTGAGTATGTTCAAATTGCATAATTTAACTAGGTGGGGGTAAAACCTCACCTACAAATTAGGAGAATAAAGTGGCAGATATTACAACGACAACTAAAATTTCAGAGAACACTCGTGAAGTTGTTTACGCTTTTCAATATCAATACGTTGACGGTGGTAATGAGAGTGCTGTTTCTAAAATAGATGTCTCTGGTCTAGGTAAAAGTGCAAATGGAGACACATGTGCTGGTGTAAGAATTGTTGAGTGTTGGTGGGTAATAAATGCAATGACTGTTGAGGTCTTAGCGGATGCAGATACGGATGTTATTATTCTGCACTTAGATGAAGGCCAGTCAGGATACCAAGATTTTTCAAGATTTGGAGGTCTACCAACAAGTAGTTCATACGGAGACAGTGGGTCTGGTGACATTAAGTTTACGACAACAGGGGCTGGTGCGGCAGGTGATGCTTATCAGATTGTGATAAGAGCAATTAAAGAGTATTAAATATGGCAACTTCAGGAACGGTAGCATTTAGACCAGACGTTGAAGAGATTATTTCGGAAGCCTACGAGCGGTGCGGAATAGATCCACAGACGAGGACAGGTGATCAAGCTGTATCGGCAAGACGCAGTTTGAACCTACTGTTTTCTGAGTGGGCTAATAGAGGCATAAATTACTGGACAGTTTCAAAGAACACGCTGACTTTAGTAGAAGATCAGACAACTCCATACACATTGCCAGCAGGAACGATAGACATTATTGATGCAGTTATAGCAGATAGCTCTGGCACTGATACGGCTGATCAAATGCTTAATCGTATTTCAATTGCCGATTACAATCAGTTACCAAATAAAACCAGTAGCGGTAAGCCAAGTCAGTATATGCTCGACAAGCAGTACACGCCACAAATTTATTTTTGGCAGATACCAAATAAGTCTACTTACAGCATGGTTTACTGGGCAATTAATCAATTGGAAGACGTGACACTATCAAATCAAGATGCAGATGTTCCATATCGCTGGAGTGACTGCATATGTGCAGGTTTGGCAAGTAAATTAGCTTTAAAGTATGCAACAGACAAATTTCAAATACTTGATAGTGTTTATGAGCGTTCATTTAATCTAGCGGCTTCGTCAGATAATGACGGAGTAAGTTTGAGGATTCATCCAACAGGAATGAACTTAGGATAATGGCAAGGTACGCAAGAGGAAAAAAATCCAATGCGATAGGCGACAGAAGTGGCTTTAAAGTCAAATATACTAATTTAAAGACTACTTGGGATGGCTTGCGTGTAGAGCCAGAAGACTGGGAGCCAAAACATCCACAACTTACGCCAGCTAAAAATGTTATAGATGCAACAGCATTATTTAATCCTAGACCAGATAACGACCCAGATAATTTTAAATTTTTTGTCGGATACACACAAGATTGGACAGTAGACCCAAGGACACTCCCTGGAATTGGAATGAATGGCAGAGGCACTGTCGGAAACGGAAAAGATTCAGAGGTAAGTGTAACTATTGGTCCAGCAGTCACTGGTCTGGCTGGCACAGGTGCAATAGGAACTGAAACACCACTTGCCTCTATTACTGAGACAGGTGTAGCTGGAACAGGTGCAATAGGAACTGAAACACCACTTGCCTCTATTACTGAGACAGGTGTAGCTGGCACAGGTGCAATAGGAGGCTTTGGTGAAACAGATGGAGCTAATATGCAACTGTCAATTACAGAGTCTGGTGTAGCTGGCACAGGTGCAATAGGAACAGAGGCAGTGAACATACAAGGTTGGGGCAACTCAACTTGGGGTCAAGGAACATGGGGTGATTAAATGAATTATTCAGCACTAAAGACTAACATTCAAAATTTTGTGGAGGATGATTCTTCTGAATTAAGCACCTCGATTGATGCAATTATCTCCCAGGCTGAGGATATGATTTACCAGCGTCTTCCTAATTTACCTGCGTACAGGGGAAGTGCATCTGGAACTTTGGTCGTGGGTACTTCTCAGTACACTGTTACGACTGCAAGAATGATAAGGCAAGTTTCTATTACAAATTCTAGCAGTAACGTGGTTTATTTAGATCATAGGATTGATTCATATTTAAGAGATTATTGGCCTAATGCTTCCACGACAGGAACGCCAATAATGTACTCAACAGATTCTGCGTCTACATCAGGCACAGTTTTCACCCTTGCACCGACACCCGATGCAACTCTCGCTTATAAGATAGACTATATCGCTCCAGAGACTGGTCTGTCTTCAAGCAACACAACGTCTTGGATAGGAGATAACGCTGAGGCGGCTTTACTGGCGGCATGTTTGTATGAAACTTCTGCTTTCCTTAAAGCCTCAGATACGTTACAATTATACAAGGCACAATTTGACGAGGCAATCCAATTGCTACAGCAGGAGATGCAAAGAGATTATGCTGCTGAATACAACGGAGGTATATAATGGCAATATCACAGGCAATGTGTACAAGTTTCAAGTCTGAAATTTTAGATGAACAGCATGATCTTGTCGCAGATACAATAAAAATCGCTCTCTACACCAGTTCAGCTAGTTTAGGAGCATCAACAACAGCATACTCAAGTACTAATGAGGTTGCTAATGGTAACGGTTATGCGACTGGCGGTGTTGAACTAACATCGAGAGCGGTTTCAACGAGTGGCACGACAGCTTACTTTGATTCGGCAGATCCAAGTTGGACTTCAGCTACGTTTACAGCAAACGGTGCTTTAATTTACAATTCATCTAACAGCAATAAAGCAATTGCCGTATTAGCTTTTGGCGGTGACTTCACAGTCGCTGGCGGTACATTTCAAATAGTTTTTCCAGCGGCAGGAACATCAGCAATAATAAGGATAGATTGATATGGCTAGTACCTATGTAAATGACCTCAGACTTAACGAGATGGCTACAGGCGATGCGTCAGGGTCATGGGGTACAGTAACAAATACAAACCTAGAGTTAATCGGTGAGGCTTTTTCATACAGCTCAACAGGTGAGGCTATTGCCAACTCATCGACGCACACGATAACAGTGGCAGATGGAGCTTCAGATGAGGCTCGATGTTTTTATTTAAAGTGTACAGGAGGTGGTCAGGCGTGTACCGTAACTCTTGCACCAAACACACTCAGTAAAGTTTGGCTAATAGAAAACACCACATCTTACACTTTAACATTTAGTCAAGGTTCTGGTGCAAATATAGCGGTTGCAGCAGGTCAAGTTAAGATGATTGCGACAGACGGAGCTGGCTCTGGTGGGGCAGTTTATGACTTATTTACAGATGTTAACTTAGCTGGAACAACGTACACTGCCGCAATTACGAACTCAGGTGCATTGTCCAATCAAGGCACTGTAACAGTTGGTGTAGATGACACAGGGTATGATGTTAAATTCTTCGGAGCGACATCTGGTAAGTATGCTTTGTGGGATGAGAGTGCAGATAGTTGGATTATTAGTGGCACGCAATCAACAGTCACGGCAGGGACATCAAACTACATAGCAGGTGTCAACGCAGGTAACTCAATAGCATCTGGCGGTAACTACAACATAGCCGTGGGTGACGAAGCTGGTACTGCTTTGACTACTGGTGATGGGAATGTGGCTGTAGGTTATCAAGCCTTGTCTACTGAAGATGCGAATGGCGAAAGTGTAGCTATAGGTTATCGTGCTTTAAAAGTACAAGATGCAGGAGCCGCAGCATATAATACAGCAGTTGGATATGATGCAGGTCTAGCAGTCAGCACAGCAACCTATTGTACTATCGTGGGCGGTCAAGCAGGTGACGCTATTACGACTGGAGCTAACAATACCATTATGGGTGGCAAAGCAGGTTCTGGACTGACAACAGGTTCTAACAATGTGGCTATGGGATATAATG